ACCCCGATTTTAACCCGGCTAACGCAGTGGAAAATTGTGCCGAAGCGTGCCGTTGATTTGGCCGTTGACGTTAAGGGCGCTCCTGCGCCCTCTCGGAGTTCTGTCAATAACTGTACGGGAAGCGAAAGCGATCCGCCGGAGCTGGATTTATCCAAACCGTTGAGTCGAAGTGAAAGGCGGAAGCTAACGACCAGGCTCAGGGATAAAAAACGTGTTATCAGGCGTGATTTTGTCCACGGAACGGATAAACAAAGCGCGGCAATTGAAAGAACAATAGACGAGATCCAGCTCATGACCGGTGAAAGCATTAGCCGGGGCGAGGCTATACACCTTTTAGCAGGTGGGAAAAGCAACATAAATGGAAAATGGTGTCGTGGATCTGCAAACGGTGAAATTTTCCGGGCGACACCATCGAACGAGGCCAGGGCCGAGGCTAACCGGGGAAAAGCCAGAGAAATCTTAAACCGGGTTGCGAGGTTAGCTGATGTCTGCAAGGCGAATTACTAACTAACTTCATCCATATCAGCGACATACAAATCATTGTAGAGTTATTTTTCGCTTCCATCTTTTTATGGATACATGGTACTGTATATTTATACAGTGTCCCATGTAGGAGGTTGTGTGGATAGAGAGTTAAACGAGCAAGTCATGATTGAACGGGTGGAAATGATTGCGCGTCTGACAACAGAGGGTGTGTGTCAGGAAAGGGATCGTGAAATTGCTTTAAATTTAATCGCGGAGATAGCAAGAGGTAACCTGATAAAAAACAAATCCTTTTCAGTTTTTTTCGCTCCAGCTCCTGTTGAACAAAGATTAAAAAAAGGGGGGGAAGTGAGGGTTAACATCACGTTGGATAATGCCCAAAAGGTTGGGCAGCAAGTTGTCGATGCTTTTCAGTGCGAGCTGACTCGACGCGTACAATCAATTTTCCCATCAACGAGAGTGTCTGTAAAAAAAGGGTTAATGCCAGGGGTAGAGCTGGTTGGGTTTGACCAGGAGTCAGACCGACAAGCGTTGGACGGTATCCTTCAGGAAGTGTGGGAAGACGAGAGCTGGCGCTGTTCCTGAAAAATGTGCAAGCCTAGACCCTGTGTTATAGCACGGGGTTGTTTTTCATGGGGATTACAGATATAGGATAATCATAAGTTGAACTCGTATTTTGATGCGCCTTCGATCCAGATGAACAAAGCAGAACACTAGCTGCTGCGTTCATTCGTTACAAACTGATGTAACTAGTAGTTATACAGGTAGTCCTGGACGCTTCAGAACTTGGTTCTTGAGGGCGTAATTGTGCAAGCTATAGCGAAAAAAGTTTAGTTACGTACTAGCTACAAAATTTGAGGCTACCGATTGAAAAAGATACGAAAACATTGTTAAATGCGACGATTTCCTGAGGGGGCCAAATGAAAAAAATAACCAAAAGAGAGAGAGATAGAGATATCTTACGTGCTTATTTACATCGCACAGGACGAGATATATTGGAGGCTGGTCGCGCCAAAATTACCCCTATTTCAAAAGCATCTAAAATTAATCGTTGGATCACTGCTCAAATCAAAAGTGGATTGGATTGCGAAATCAAAAGAAATCGAGATCTGTTTCTTACATTGCCAACAATAATGAATTTTTCAACCAATTATCATAGAACAATGCAGGCGATACAAACGATAAGACATCTTACAGGACGTAGGATGTTTAATAATCAATGTTACAGACTTTGTTTTGTTGATTTTTCAAAGATTCGATACATCTCTGCTTCAGCTGCTTTGGTATTAACGGCGGAGTTATCAAAATGGGATGACTCGGTAAAGAAACGTTTACGACCAAAAGTTAAATCTTGGGATAAAAACATACTTTCGCAATTCGATGAGTTAGGCTTTTTTGATTTATTTAGTAATAAAGATAGTTTTGAACTTGAAAAAGAAAAAGAGCCAAGTAATATTAGTTTTGTAAAGTATATGAAAGGTCATTTGCATGACGATGAAAAAACTCAACTTTTGAAAAGAGAAATAAAACGTATCGTTGGGGAAGATTTAGGGAAATGGACGTTTTTGTATAGTGGATTATCTGAAGCTATCACAAATGTTGTTCATCATGCATATCCTGACAATAAAGGATACCATGAAGATGATAAACAATGGTATTTGACAGCTTCGTATGATGGTGAGAACAGAATTATAAAGGTAGTCTTTTACGATCAGGGGATAACCATTCCTGGTTCACTACCTGAATCTAAAATCCATGAAAAAGTATTGAGCTATCTTTCTAAGTTACCTCTGGCAGAGCGTAAAAGAGATGAGCAATTATTAAAAGCGGCTGTTGAAATTAAACGCTCAAGTACCGGTGAGATAGATAGAGGTAAAGGTCTGCAGGATTTGTTGGAATTCATCAAGCAAAGAGGTGAAGGCTATCTTTCCATTATGAGTGGTAAGGGACTTTACAAATATTCACAGCAAAATAACAAAACTGAGGTAAAATCAGTAAGCTTCACTCTACCTGTTTGTGGTACACTGATAGTATGGAGTACAAAGCTATGATTGTTAAATTGGTTACTAGCCTCATGAAAACATTGAAGATTGGTTCAGAGTTCTCAAAGGTCCCTAGAGGCCGATACCGTAGCGACGGGACGGCAAGTGGCGAACGTTTCAGAGAGGATTTTTTACGGAATCGTCTTAATTCGCTGCACTCCGGGGAAAAACTACAGATAGTCATCGATGATGATGTCGAAGGATATGGTTCGTCTTTTTTAGTGGAAGGCTTTGCGGGCATGGTGAAATATGGATACATGCAAGCAAATGAGTTACTTGCTAAAATCGAAATTAAATATACCAATCCTGACTTCGAGTTCTATAAAAAGAAAATAGAACAATATATCAAAGAGGCGCAATTTAATTCAAAGCCATATGAACCAACTGCAGAGTAATAAGGTGTTGACATTAGGTGAGAACTCTTGTGAGTTTTCACCTAATTCACTGATTGTTAAGAAGGATGATTCTGAAGTTTTGAGTTCTAATCATCCGGTTAATAAAGATATCGGTATGGTAATTGAAGTTGCCAGTTCGAACATTGTTGATGCGATTCAACACCCGCCTAAGGCTCCTCTTATATCAGCTTCGCTTATCACTGCCTTGATAAGCACAATGTGCGCTGCTACGGTTGCTTTTATTTATAATAAAATACATTGGCACTCTGTTATTAAAAGAGAAGCTAAGACTAAATTGCTTGAGAGCATTTCGGATGTGGTTAACGAGTTACGTACAGATGCAATAAGTTATTGGTTGAAAGGTTATTCAAAAAAGTCAGCCAAATCTCTTTTAGAAGAGGAAATGAGAATTAAGGCGAGTTTGAACATAATAAACTCGACTATAACTATATATGTTTCACAGGTGCCCAGATTTAAAAGAAAACAAGTTGAGTCAAAGTTAAGAAGTTTTCATGATGAGCTTTTTGATATCATAACTGGTGATGACTTTGAAACTCAGACCAGAAAACAAGATAAAGGTAAAGTTTCTGCTATTTCAACAAAATGTGTGGCGTTTCGCGTACTGTTGAATACTATTAAGTTCTAGATAGGTCATGCATTTGCTTGATGCATGAATTTGCATTCATTTTTTTAATCAGGATTTGTCAGCCGACTCTAGTGTTTATACGGTGTAGATGATGAATGCAACTGCATTAAAACCGACCCATAAAGCGGGCAGGCGAGGCGGGGAAAGCACTGCGCGCCAGCGTACTTTTGCGCATTTATTTTCGCAGCCTGAGCGCGTCGCTGTGCCGCGCGGGTTCGCGAGGGTGTCGGTGGGTGATGCGGGGGGCGTCCGAGGGCTTGGCGTGCTTCTGAGGCGGTCAGGCGTGGGGGTAAGAAAAAGCCGCCCGGAGGCGGCGGAAATCAGTCACTTTCGGTGTCAAGGGTGTAACTTTTGAACCGGATCACCTCCTGACCGGCCCACGCGTTGACCTCGCGCATCCGGTCCTGTAACGGGATGAGCTCGTTACGGACAAACACCTTTGCCACCTTCTCGATGTCACCGAGCGAACCGACGTTTTCCGGCTTGCCACCCATCAGCTGGAACGGGATGCGGTGAGCGTCGAGCAGGTCGGCGGCGCTGACTTTTTTGATATTGAAGAAATCGTCTTTCGTTGCCACCTCACTGAGCGGCACAATTTTTATGCCGTCTGGTTTTCCGTGCGGTGCGTAGAAAAACAGATTTTTGAAGTTGCCGAGCCCCTTCGAGCTGCGCATCGCATCGCGCAGCGCCTCAACATCGGTACCGCTTTGCGCGGCGTCCGTCACATACATGATGTAACCCGCATGAGCCCCGTTCTGGTAATACTTGCGACGGAACAGCGTCGCCGCTTCATTCAGCCAGGCGGAGTTTAGCGCGCTGAGATATTCCGGCATGCCGTACAGCTCCTGGTTGATGTCAGGCTCCAGCAGATGGAATACGGATCCCGGCGCGAACGGTTGCGGCTGGTCGAATGACGGCACCCACCAGTAGACATCATCTTCAATACCACGCCGCGTGTATTTAGCCGGTGACGCTTCCAGCTTCAGCGGGCGACCGGTGACACTCTTTCGGAGCTCTAAAAACGCGTTGCCAAACACCAGAAAATCAAGCGCGAAGCGGCTGAAGTCCTGTTGTGACAGGAGCGGGTGCGGAATAAACGTTGAGGCCAGAATGTTGCGCTTAACGTAAATCGGCGAGCTGTGATGAACGGCGGCGCGCAGGCTTTTTGCCAGCCCGTTAAAGCTGACCGGTGGCTCGAACCAGCGGCCATTATTGACACATTCCACGTAATCCAGAATATCGCGGCGGTCGAGCACCGCGCTCGGTTCACCAAAGGTAAACGCCTCCACTTTTTGGGGCGCGGTGTCGTTCATGTTGCGCAGGCGCTTTTGGGGCTGCGGCTTGCGGCCTTTGTATTTACTCATCAGTTGAACTCCAGAATGGATGATGTTACCTGGCCGCTGCCAGCGGTAAGCGGTTCGTTTAACAGCGCGTGCATGGTCGCCCAGGCGACGTCCGCGTGACTGGCTTCCTCGGTGCGGCTGGCCTCATAGGTGGCGCTGCGCCCGCTGCTGGTCATGGTCTTACGGATTGCCATAAACGAGGTAGTGATGTCGGTGGCGCTGACGTCATATTCGAGACAGCCACGGCGGATAACGTCTTTTGCTTTCAGCACCATTGCGGTTTTCATTTCCGGCGTGTAGCGGATATCGCGGGCGGCGGGATAAAACGAGCGAACCAGCTGGAAGACGCCAATACCGAGGCCGGTCGCATCGATACCGATGTACTCGACGTTGTATTTTTCGGTGAGCTGGCGGATGGATTCGGCCTGAGTCGCGAAGTCCATGCCTTTCCACTGATGGCGCTCCAGAATGCGAAACTTGCCCCCGGCGACAACCGGCGGTGCGAGCACCACACACCCGGCGCTGTCGCCGCTGTGCGAAGGGTCATATCCCACCCAGACCGGGCGGGAGCCGAACGGGTTGTCGGCGAACGGCGCAAAGTCTTCCCACTCTTCCAGACTGTCGACCATGCAGCGTTGCAAATCCTCGAACGGGAACACCGACGCCTTGTCGTCAACGAACTCGCACATAAACAGATTGCGGAAGTCGTCGACGCTGTTTTCGCGCTTGAGTTGCTCCAGATTGAACAGCGTACAGCCCCCGGCGAGCGCATCCTCAATGGTGACAATCTGCCGCCACTGACCGTCAGGACACGCCACGCCAGCGGCGAGCGCGTCATGACTGATATCGATATCAACCCGCTCGCTGGCGCTGGCGCGGCCCCGGTTGAATAATTCCCCCGACCAGAACGGGTAAGCGCCGTGTGCCAGGGTGGAAGGTGTCGAAAAGTAGGTGCTGCGCAGGTGGCTTTGTGAGGCCATGCCCGACGACACTTTGCGTAGTTTCTGGAAGTTGGGGATCCAGAAAATTTCGTCGACATACAGGTCGCCGTTATGGCTCTGCGCAGTGTTTGAGTTGGTGCCGAGAAAAATCAGCTTTGCGCCGTTGTTGCCTATGACAATCGGGTCGCCGGTCAGGTCGACATCGACCCGGCGGGCAAACTGAATGATGTACTCGCGGAATACATACGCCTGCGTCTTACTCGCTGACAGGAAAATCTGGTTATGGCCGGTTTTCAGCGCATGCAGCAGCGCCTCGCGGGAAAAGTAGAACGTCGCCCCAATCTGGCGCGATTTCAGAATGTCGCGAATACGGTGCTCAAGCCCGGCGCGGTGCCAGCGGAGCTGATACTCGAAAGACTCCGCGAAAAAAATCTCTTCCAGTTTCTCGATAGCCTCGTCGCTGAAAAAGTTCTTTGTCGGCTTTTTGCGGTCGCCTTTGTTGCGGTTGGCCACATTGGGATTCAGGTCAACCTCATTTCCGGTCTGGCCATAGCGATTAATGCGCGCAAAGCGCTCCATCTGTCGGGCCAGAAAATCCGCCACCTTGAAATCGTGGGGTGTCAGGTTGGGCTTTGCGTAGAGCTGAATCAGCCGGGCCTCTAAGGTGCTTTCGACCCGGTTCAGCGGTGCGGTTTCCTCCCACTGGTCGCGCTGTTTCCAGCTCTGCACCGTCGGGCGTTTGGTCTGCAACATTTCGGCAATCTGCGGCACGGAAAACCCCTGCCAGTACAGCAAAGCCGCCTGGCGTCGCGGGTCGTTTAACAAAGTGGTGTCGGTGGTGATGGTCATGGATGCCTCGCCGTGATTGATACAGGGCAAGGCTAAAGAAACGGGTGATGCGAATCGCTAAGGTGCTGTTGTGTGAGGGATAAGCCATCCGGGATAGATAGCGGGTGGGCGGCGACGTCGGGAAACTAACCCCGACCCGTTAACCCGATATCAGGACTCCTGACAATGGCAAAAAAAGTTTCAAAATGGTTTCGCATCGGCGTCGAAGGCGATACCTGTGACGGCCGCGTTATCAGCGCGACGGATATTCAGGAAATGGCCGAGACCTTTGACCCCCGCGTCTACGGTTGCCGCATTAACCTCGAACACCTGAAAGGCATCCTGCCGGATGGCCCGTTCAGTCGTTACGGCGATGTGGTTGAGCTGAAGTCTGAAAAGATTGACGACGATTCGGTACTGAAAGGCAAGCTGGCGCTGTTCGCCAAAATCACCCCGACCGATGACCTGATCGCAATGAATAAAAAATTGCAGAAGGTCTACACCTCAATGGAAATTCAGCCGAATTTCGCCAATAGCGGTAAATGCTACCTGGTCGGCCTCGCCGTGACCGATGACCCGGCCAGCCTCGGCACCGAATACCTCGAATTTTGCCGGGGTGCCAAATTTAACCCCCTCAACCGCTTCAAAGCCGAGCCGGGCAACCTGATTTCCGTCGCCACTCTCGCCGAGCTGGAGTTTGAAGACCAGGCGGAAAATGTCTTTACCGCCCTGAGCGACAAAGTGAAAGCGATCTTCAGCCGCAAACAGGCCAGCGATGACGCCCGTTTTCAGGATGTGCATGAAGCCGTGACGACCGTCAGTGAACATGTGCAGGAAAACCTCACTGCCACTGAACAGCGTCTTGCCACGCTGGAAAATGCCTTTGCGACCCTGAAAAAGGACGTCACCACGAAGGCTGACCAGACCAGCCAGGCATTCAGCCAGTTAAAAACGTCGCTGGATAACACCGAAAGCACCACGCAGCCACGCCGCAAGCTCTCCACCGGTGGCGGTGGCGATGAGCTGCTGACCGACTGCTAAACGGTCGTGATTTTATCGCCGGGCGACAGGCTTGCCCGGTCAGACAACCCGATTTAACCCAACAGGAAAGACTATGCGTCAGGAAACCCGTTTTAAATTCAATGCCTACCTGTCCCGCGTTGCCGAGCTGAACGGCATCGACCCGGACGACGTGAGTAAAAAATTCTCCGTCGAGCCGTCCGTCACGCAAACCATGATGAACACCGTGCAGATGTCCTCGGCCTTTTTGCAGAAAATTAATATCGTGCCGGTGGATGAGCTGAAGGGTGAAAAAATTGGCGTCGGCGTCAATGGCACCATCGCCAGCACCACGGACACCAACAGCGGCAAGGAGCGTAAAACAGCCGACTTTACCGCGCTGGAGTCCAGAAAATACGAGTGCGATCAGGTCAACTTTGACTTCCACTTCAAATATAAAAAGCTGGATTTGTGGGCGCGCTTCCAGGACTTCCAGCGCCGTATTCGCGATGCCATCATCCAGCGGCAGGCGCTCGATTTCATCATGGCCGGGTTCAACGGCGTTGAGCGCGCCGAAACCTCTGACCGCGCCACTCATCCGATGTTGCAGGACGTCGCCGTCGGCTGGCTGCAGAAATACCGTAATGAAGCGCCGACCCGCGTGATGAGCAAAATTGTCGACGAAGAAGGGAATGTTGTTTCCGCTGTGATCCGTGTAGGTAAAAACGGCGATTACGTTAACCTCGATGCGCTGGTCATGGATGCAACCGACAATCTGATTGACGAAATTTATCAGGAAGATGCCGAACTTGTAGCGATTGTGGGCCGTAAGCTGCTGGCCGACAAATATTTCCCGATCGTTAACAAAGACCAGCCCAACAGCGAAGCGCTCGCGGCTGACATCATCATCAGCCAGAAACGCATCGGCAACCTGCCCGCCGTCCGTGTGCCGTACTTCCCGGCGAACGCGATTATGGTGACGCGTCTCGATAACCTGTCCATCTATTTCATGGATGAAAGTCATCGCCGCTCCATTATCGAAAACCCGAAACTCGACCAGGTGGAAAACTACGAATCGATGAACATCGATTACGTGGTCGAAACCTACGCTGCCGGGTGCTTCATTGAAAATATCAAGCTGGGCGATTTCTCTGCCGCACAACCGGAGGGCTAACCGATGACGAGCCCCGCACAGCGTCACATGATGCGGGTCTCGGCCATTGAAACCGCGCAGCGGGAAAACAACCCGCTGCGGCATGCCACTGCCTACGAGCAGATGCTGGTTAAGCTGGCCGCAGACCAACGCACGTTAAAAGCCATCTTTGGTAAAGAGCTGAAAGCCACGAAAAAGCGCGAGCTGCTGCCGTTCTATCTGCCGTGGGTCAGTGGCGTGCTGGAACAGGGCAAAGGTGCACAGGATGACATCGTGATGACCGTCATGCTGTGGCGTCTCGATGTCGGCGATATCAGCGGCGCGATGGATATTGCCCGCTACGCGTTTAAGTACGGTCTGACCATGCCAGGCAAACACCGCCGCCCGCCGCAGTACATGTTTACCGAAGAGGTGGCGCTCGCCGCCATGCGCGCCCATGCCGCCGGTGAACCGGTCGTCATCAGCCAGCTGCTCGACACGCTGGCGCTGACCGCCGCCGCCGATATGCCTGATGAAGTGCGCGCAAAACTGCACAAAATCACCGGCCAGGTGCTGCGGGACAACAAACAGCCCGCCGACGCGCTGGCCCACCTCAGGCGAGCGATGCAGCTCGACTGTCAGGCAGGCGTCAAAAAAGACATTGAACGGCTTGAGCGAGAGCTGAAGCCCAAACCGGCAACAGTCGTTAAAGCCCCGGTAAGCGCGCCGCGCGCCGTGAAAACCACGGCACCGGCTAAACGTGGGCGCCCGAAAAAGACCACCGGTTAACAGAATGCGCCCCGCGCCAGGGCGGCACGCCGGTCGATGAAGGTGTTTTACCTGACCTGAGACCTGCGTCCACCGCCCACCTATTCAGAGGTAGTCATGACGACGCTGATTATTAAAAAGAACGATGAGCCGCAGCCGGGTGGCGTGGTGGTCATCCCGCCGCCTGCCAGCGATGAGCCGGTGATAAAAAATACGTTTTTCTTTCCTGACATCGACCCGAAACGCGTGCGTGAAGGGATGCGCCTTGAGCAGACCGTCGCCCCGGCCCGGCTGCGCGAGGCCATCAAAACCGGCATCGCCGAAACCAATGCAGAGCTGTTTTTGTGGCGGGAACAGCAGATTGCCGGAGGGTTTAGCAAGCTGGCCGACGTGCCGGCTGACGATCTCGACGGCGAGAGCGTGCGCGTTTTCTATTACCTGCGCGCCGTCACCTCAATGGCAACCGCCACGCTCTACGAGCGTTATCGCGGTGTGGATGCCAGCGCCAAAGGCGACAAGAAAGCCGACAGCATCGATACCACTGTCGACGAGCTGTGGCGGGACATGCGCTGGGCCGTATCACGCGTCCAGGACAAACCCCGCTGCATCGTGAGCCAAATCTGATGCAGGCCATCGCGCAACAGGGCGACACGCTCGACATGATTTGCGCCCGGTATTACGGGCGCACTGAGCGGGTCTTCGAGTCGGTGCTCGCCGCAAATCCGGGGCTGGCCGAACTCGGCGCAGTGCTGCCACATGGCACGGTGGTCGAATTGCCCGATGTCCAGTCATCCCCCGTAACTGAAACAATTAATCTGTGGGAGTAAACACATGACGGAAGGTGAAAAAAGCGTCCTGTCCCTCTTTGTTATCGGCGTGCTGATTGTCGTCGGTAAGGTGCTGGCCGGTGGTGAGCCAATCACCGCCCGGCTTTTTATTGGTCGCATGCTGCTGGGCGGCTTTGTTTCGATGGTGGCCGGGGTTGCCCTGGTGCAGTTTCCCGACCTGCCGCCCGCGGCCGTGTGCGGATTTGGCTCCATGCTGGGTATCGCCGGTTATCAGGCGGTGGAGATTGCAATTCAGCGCAGGATTAAAAAAGGGGAAAGCGATGGCGGTCATTAAGACACACCCCAACGTCGCGGCATTCCTCGACATGCTGGCATTTTCTGAAGGGACGGCGATGCACCCGCTGACCCGAAACAACGGTTACGACGTTATCGTCACGGGTATCGATGGCAAGCCGGAGATTTTTACCGATTATCGCGATCACCCGTTCGCCGGTGGACGCCCGGCGAAGGTCTTCAATCGTCGCGGGGAAAAATCCACGGCATCCGGGCGTTACCAGCAGCTTTACCTGTTCTGGCCGCATTATCAGAAACAGCTCGCTTTGCCGGATTTCAGCCCGGTATCACAGGACAGGCTCGCCATTCAGCTTATTCGGGAGCGTGGTGCGCTGGAAGATTTGCAGCAGGGGCGCATCGAGCGCGCGATTTCCCGCTGTCGCAATATCTGGGCTTCATTGCCGGGTGCCGGATACGGTCAGCGTGAGCACAGCCTCGACAAGCTGGTCGCAGTGTGGCGCAAGGCCGGAGGGGGAACTGCATGAAGATAGTGATTCTCCTGCTGGCGCTGGCCTGTGCGGGTCTGCTGTGGATGCGACACGATAACAGCAATTTGCGCGCCTCATTTGAGCGTGCGAACCGGGTCGCTGGTGAACACAAAATGACAATCACCATGCTGAAAAATCAGCTCAACGTTGCCGCAGAGCAGTCGCAGCGTAAAGAGCTGGCGCAGGTTGTCATGCGGGATAAGCTCACCGCCGCTAACCTGCTGGCCTTCAGGCGTGAACAAACCATCACGAGGTTACTCAATGAAAATGACGCGTTTCGCCGCTGGTATCGCGCTGATTTACCTGATGCTGTGCGCCGGTTGCACCAGCGCGCCGCCTGCACCAACGCCGCCGACGGTGATTGTTTACAACGCCTGCCCGAAGGTCAGCCCCTGCCCGATGCCGGGCAGCGACCCGCTGACTAATGGCGACCTGAGTGCGGATATACGCCAGCTCGAAAACGCTCTGAAAAGCTGCGCAATCCAGGTCGATACAGTTAAACAATGTCAGGATGAAATCGATGTTAAAGCCCAACAGTCTGCGAAAAGCCTTAACTGATGCGGTGCCGGTACTGCGTACCAACCCCGACATGCTTCGCCTACGTCTGGATGATGGCAACAATACGGCGACGCTGGCGCGCTCCCTGTCGTTTGAAAAGCGGTACACGCTTAACATCGTGGTCACGGATTTTACCGACGATATTGACCTGTTGTTTGCACCGATTATGGCCTGGCTGCGCGTCAATCAACCGGACATCATGACAACCGACGAGGGGAGAAAAAACGGATTTGCCTGGTACGCTGACATCAATAACGACAGCAGCCTCGATGTCAGCATCAGCCTGTTGCTGACCGAGCGCACCCTGGTCAAAGAGGCCGACGGCGCAATGTACGTTGAGAACATCCCGGAACCGCCACCGCCGGAGCCGGTAACGCGCCCTGTCGAGATGTGGAGTAAGGGCGAACGGGTGAGTAAATGGGATGAATGACTTCAAACCCTTTGAGGACAAGCTCGCGGGGTTGATAGCGGCCCTTTCTCCTGCCGGACGACGTCGGATGACCGCCGACATTGCGAAGAAACTGCGCCAGCGCCAACAGCAGCGCATTAAATCGCAGAAAGCCCCGGACGGTTCGCCCTTTGCCCCACGTAAGCGCCAGCCCGTCAGGGCAAAAAAAGGCCGGATTAAGCGCGAGATGTTCGCGAAACTGCGTACCAACCGCTATATGAAAGCGAGCGGCGGCGACAGCGCGGCGGTGGTAGAATTTACCGGGAAAGTGCAGCGCATCGCCCGCGTGCATCAGCTCGGGCTCAAGGATAAACCATCCCCCAAAAGCGCCGCCGTCGAGTACCCGCAGCGCCAGCTCCTGGGCTTTACCGACGATGACCGGCAGCTTGTGGAAAGCGTCATTATCGACTACCTTACTGATTGAACTGGATCAGCTCAGGTTTGTGCTGATCCAGTTTTTACTGGCAGCACACAATCAAATCTGGCAGTCTGCTTTGAGCTGTGAGTTCAATAGGGCGATGCAACGCTATCCTTGATCAAGGATGAGCAGATTACTTTCCTAGGAGGGGAAATTAAACATAACAATTATTCAACTAACTAACTCTATTTCTACTGCAGCAAGTCAGGCAGTGCCAGTGGTTAGTACGCCATTTAGCTCGATGTCGCTAAGTGAACCACTGCTCAAATTGATGAGGATAAAACGCCAGCAGTGGAGGTATAAGTAGAGGCAATGCACGTTGATGGATTGTTGAACCTGCCAACGCAAGCTAGAGGGTGATATAGTGATTTGCTAATAAAACATATTGTTCTTAAATCGTAAATATTATATCTCATTGATGGATGAACTCATGCATTCAGAACTTCGAAAAAAACTCTATCTAATTGAAAGTGAACGTGTTGCTGCTATTATAAATGGAAGCTCAGTCCAGGAGATTGAGACTGCGCTTAATACTAATGGCGAAGAAATCATGGAGGACGTGACAAATAAACTGATACATTCAGTCAGGGCTGTGATTAAGCTGGTTTCGCCTATATATTTTTCTTCTGAATTTCTTAACCACCTGATTTCCGCTGACTCCTCATCCTTAGGGAATCCCATTTCTGAAAAGGAATTTTGTGCAGCGCGCGATTTTGTTGAAAGCTGCCTGAAAGCTAATCTGAGCAAGGTTCAGTGGCTTCATCTTGAGAATCAATTCCGAAGTAATGCTGAAGGTTTTTGTATTTCCCACAGGGATGAGGAACACTTCATCTTCACCCAAGATGACCCATTTGGAGTAAAGTCTACAGACCTCTTAGTGCACGAGTTGGGGCATGCTGCTGACCACACGGTATCACGCTCTCGTAATGATGACAGTCTCTTAATACGTCATATTACTTTGTGTGAGGCCGTAGCGTACTATTGCCAATACCAATACCTATCTGAGTTTGGTACTCAGGCAAAACGGCATGGTAGTTTGGGGCCCCTTTGCTTTCTTTATCTGTGTATCGCAACAGTCAGGTATTGTTTGAAAAAAAATCTACCACTCAGCGATTTTGACCCTGAAGTGGACATTGATGACAGCGAGTTTAACGAAATTATAGATTCCTATAATAAATGCGGTATAAATGGACGAGAGTATATATGTAGCATTCTGAATGAAAGTGTAAAGCCTTGTGGCAGTCTTACTAATTTGGTTTTTAATCAAATAGCACCAAAGTTCGGCATCGTGCTTGCAATCCTGCTTTTGGACTGCGAATCCGATCTAATGATTGAATTAATTAATGAAAATACGGTTGAAACTGATATTGATTCAATTTTACATAAATTTATTCCTGATTATTATATTCAGATAAATAGTTTCGAAACCCTTGCACTTAAATACATAAATAACGCTTAGTTTATCGGGCAGGGAGGTTCCCTCCTTGCCCTACTTCCTGAGTGCCAATGGGCTTTCAGCGTAGGTCCTGAGTGAAGTTGACCTGCTCCCCACAGCACAACGCAACTGAATGTTAATAACGTCCGCTCCTAGCACAGAGCTGCCCGTCAGATTAGGTCTGTCTCTGCGCCATGGATGTATCAGGTCAAATCTGGGCTGATACAGATACCGTTGTGCCAGCCATGGCAAAACGCTCACAGATTGCCGCCGGAACACCCCGGCGGCATCCTTTCCCCTATGAATACTCTCGCATCTATCCAGGAACTCGCCCGCGCGATACGCAACATGATCCGCACCGGCATCGTCGTCGAAACTGACCTCGACGCCGGGCGCTGTCGCGTACAGACCGGCGGCATTTATACCGACTGGCTCCAGTGGCTGACGCACCGGGCCGGACGCTCGCGCACGTGGTGGGCTCCCTCTGTTGGTGAGCAGGTGATGATTCTGGCCGTGGGCGGTGAGCTCGATACCGCCTTTGTGCTGCCGGGTATTTATTCCGACGACAACCACGCGCCGTCGGCCTCGGCGGATGCCTGGCAAGTTGAGTTTCCCGACGGTGCCGTTATGAGTTATGAGCCGGAAACCGGCGCGCTGACCGTCACCGGCATTAAAACCGCCGATGTGACCGCATCCGATTCGGTTGCCGTCAGCGTGCCGGTGGTGTTGGTAAAAGCCGAGACCCGCATCACCCTCGATACACCGGAGGTGGTCTGCACCAACAAACTGACGACCGGCACGCTGGAGGTGAAGCAAGGCGGCAAGATGTCGGGTGATATTGAGCACAGCGGCGGCTCATTCTCTTCTCACGGCAAGGTGCTCCACACCCATAAACACCCAGGCGACAGCGGCGGACAGACGGGAGAACCACTATGACAGCACGTTATCTCGGCATGAACCGCACGACCGGTGAAAGCATTTCAGACGTTGATCATATCAGCCAGAGCATCGGGGATATTCTGCGCACGCCCGTCGGCTCCCGCGTCATGCGTCGTGAATACGGCTCGCTGTTGTCGCAGATGATTGACCAGCCTCAGACCCCGGCGCTTGAGCTGCAAATTATGGCGGCGTGCTACATGGCGATCCTGAAGTGGGAGCCGCGTGTAAGGCTGACCAGCATCACCACAGCGCGGCAGTTTAACGGGCAGATGGTCGTCGACGTGACCGGCCAAATCACCGATACCGGTGAGAGCCTTTCCTTAACCATCCCTGTGAGTTGAACCTATGGCAGTTATCGACCTGAGCCAGCTCCCCGCGCCTGATGTGGTGGAAACACTGGATTTTGAAACCATCCTCGCCGAGCGCAAAGCGACGCTGATTTCACTGTACCCGGAAGATGAGCAGGAAGCGGTCGCCAGGACATTAACGCTGGAGTCTGAGCCACTGGTGAAATATCTCGAAGAGAATGCCTATCGTGAGGTAATTTTACGCCAGCGCATTAACGAGGCGGCGAAAGCCGGGATGGTGGCCTATGCCATCAAAAACGACCTCGACCAGCTCGCGGCAAATAATAACGTTGAACGCCTGGTCATCCCCCCCGGAGACGAGACCCAAATCCCGCCGGTGGCGGCGGTCATGGAGTCTGACAGTGATTTACGTCAGCGCGTACCGGCGGCATTTGAGGGTATGAGTGTTGCCGGGCCAACCGGTGCCTATGAATTTCACGCCCTGAGTGCCGACGGACGTGTCGCGGATGCTTCGGCTAATAGCCCGGCCCCGGCAGAGGTCACAATCGCTGTGCTGTCGCGGGAAGGTGACGGCACGGCATCGGATGATTTATTGCTGGCCGTCAGTACCGCGCTGAATGATGAGAGTGTGCGCCCGGTCGGTGACCGCCTGACAGTGGTGTCGGCCGAGATTGTCAGTTACGCGGTCGATGCGGTGTTGTACGTCTACCCCGGCCCGGCGACCGAACCCATTCTTGCTGCTGCCAAAGCGCAGTTAACCGCCTATATCACAGAGCAGCGCCGCCTCGGCCGTGACATTCGTATGTCAGCCATTTATGCCGCGCTGCATGTGCAGGGTGTCCAGCGCGTCGAACTGCGCGAACCGCTGGCCGATGTGGTGCTGGATAAAACGCAGGCTGCTTATTGCATCGACGCCCGCGTCATTATCGGGGGATCGGATGAATAATTCTCTAATGGCGCCCGGGTCATCTCTGCTGGAACAGCGAGCCGCCGCAGCATGCGCCTCTATCAGCGATTTACCCGTATCGCTGCGCGATTTATGGAATCCGTGGAAATGCCCGGTGAAATTCCTGCCCTATCTGGCCTGGGCGTTTTCTGTCGACCGCTGGGAAGAAACATGGTCGGAAACAGAGAAACGCCAGGCGGTCAGTGATGCTTTCTGGATCCACCAACGCAAAGGTACCGTTGCCGCCGTTCGGCGTGTGATTGAAACGCTGGGCTACAGCATGACGCTCCAGGAATGGTGGGCGGTGGCCGACCCTGCCGGGACATTCCGCCTTGAGATTGACCTCAACGATATCGGCATCACTGAGACGATGATTAAAGAGCTCGAACGAATTATCGGAGATGCGAAGCCAGTCAGTCGGCATATTTCCCAGCTGACCTTATCCGCGAGTACTAAGGGGGTTGCTTGTGTCGGCGTTGCGATATTTGACGGTGAAGTAACGACCGTTTATCCGGAAGGTTATACACCTGACGACAGTATTTATTACGACGGCATGTCGGATTACGGCAGCAATGTTTATTTTACTGGAAAATGATATGACAAATATTAGCGAAACGCCCCGCTGGGAAGAAGGTATATACCAGGTAAGGCGTGGGGATAAAGTAGAAGGCGGTGCTGATGGTGTGGCAAATATTCAGTCACGCCAGCTGGCAAACCGTACATTACTGCTTAAACAGATGGTCGATGGGCTTCAGTCGGGTATCAGTCCTTATAACAGCGCAGAAGAGGCACAGGCTGATATTGAAGCGGGGCGTATTGTCGAAGGTGCCCGTTTTGCGGTCTGGTCAGACAATGCTCACGCCTGGGCGCAGGAGTACCAGAACATTAACGGCGTGGCGACGCCTACCGGGAAGTATTTACCAAGTAAAGAATTTACCGATCTGCTTTATGGCATGGTTACTGACTTATTTAAGCGCAGCGTGCCTGATGGCTGGAAAACTATATTCCCCGATGATAACGGCAATTTTACCGTCGGTATTGATGATGTGGGCCGCCTGATTGCCGGGCTGGCAAAAATGAATAAAGCCGAAATTGGTACAGCGGACGCGAAGCGCCTTAATCTCGGTAATATTTTTTTATCGCAGGGTGACGACGGGAACGCGCTGGCATTACACGATGTTCTGATGAATATCTGTATGGCGATTACTGAGGGCGGGGTGTTGAAAGTCGGTAAATCGGAGATTAACACTCTGCGCAGCCTCGGGAAAATGATCCTGCCGGATGCATCGGAAATGACCCGGCGGGTAATGAGCGATTTTTTGTGGGCCTGGGAAGACGATAACGGAGACAAAAGCGTAGGACTTAAAAAAAACGGTGCCTGGTGCGCGGGGAAAATTGAAAGCAATGCGGTCGAGTCAAAGCGTGTCAGTACCGAAACGCTGGAAGTAAAGGCGATCACTTCCCCGGCTTTTCTGCGTTATTTCAGCCAGGCCATTTCTTCGCGTCTGCCGGATATTGCCCACAAAATCGGATTCGGGCAGTCGCTTGCTGCGGGCGTGAATACCCAGGCGCTGATTACGATTGCAGACTTGTATACCGCCGTGCGTTTTAACGGTGGCGTGCGGGCGCAGGATGGTCCGGGAACCTCAGCAGAAAACCACGCAAAGCTGTTGCCCTATGTGGAAACGTTCAAAAGCACCGCCAACGGTGATGCATGGGAAACGCCAATGGGCGCCAGCATTCGCGGCTGGTACGAGCTGATGATGGCGGAGAACTACGGTTTTAACCCGGATGATCTCATTGTACTGGGATCCGTTCCCGCTGAAGGAGGGCAGCCCATTGATGTGCTGGCGGCCTATCCCGGACGGTACATGCAGCGTGTTTTTGATGACATTACCTATGGTTACGCCCGCGCACAGGAGCTGGGGAAAACGTACCGCCCTGTTGCTATGTACTGGCTGCAGGGAGAGGCCGACCAGACTAAAGGCACGCCAAAAGCAGTTTATCAGGCCACTTTTGACAAAATGCAGAAACTGATCGACGACCACGCATCGGCAGTGTGCGGCGAAGAGGTTCATGTGCCGGTTTTTGTTTACCAGTTCAGCAGCTGGATTAACCGGACACCGAACACGGCCTATCCGACAATCCCGATGGCGCTGCTGGAGCTGGCGCAGACGCGTGAAAATGTCTATCTCACTAACCCGATGTATATCCACGATTACACGGATGGCGCACACCTCACTGCCAGAAGTTCCTATATTCAGGGGCTTTATATTTCCGTGATGGAAAAGCGGGCACTTGTTGACGGTAAGACGGCAAAGCCGTTGATGCCTGTGGGCCATAAGCGCCAGGGACGTGCTGCCACCGTGTGGCTGAATCCGGTTGGCCGGCTCGTCTTTGATACCAGTATTGTTTCTGACCCTGGCAATTACGGCTTTCGGCTGCTGCATCCAGATACCCGTGAGGTTATTCCACTGACTGGCGTCAGCCTTCGTTATGACGCCGTCAATATTTCCACGGCTGCGGATATTCCAGAGGGGGCCATCCTCCAGTATGCATTTCATGGCGGAACGACCGGGAAATCACCGGGCCGACTCAGCGGGCCGCGTGGTTGCCTGCGTGACAGTCAGGGCGACATTGTCTCATTCAGTCTTAATGGCGAAGTTATCCGTATGGACAACTACAGCGTTATGTTCGAATTAACCCTCTGATATGGTGGTGAAAAATGGCAGTAATTAACGGTTTATCAATCAATATTCCAGGGGCTACCTGGGACGCCGAATGCATTATCGGATCGCGTTATCCTCAGGCGGCATTTGCTTCGCTGGCAACTTACGGCACCCAGAATGGCCGTACGATCATGGGGGCTTCGCCGGTCGCTGTCGGCGCACCGGTTCAGCACGATTATTACTTTACGGGTGATGCCAACACCGGGGGCTATGACCTCAAAGTGACTGATAACATCAAAAAAACAGAGATGGTGCTTATCCGTCCATCAGCAGTGCGCTCGCTGGGTATGGGGAATTATCTGGGGGGCGATGTTGTCCCGCAGGGAGACACGTTTGTATTTGAGCCAGCGATCGGGCGTCTGCGTGCAGTGGTTGGGCGTACTGCCGGTACGGCTGAATCAAGACTGGATGTAGCGATGGATACCGGCAAGTTCCACCTGGCGTTTTTTGATGTCAGCGGTGAGGCCGTTCAGGTTCATAAGATGGTTTCGGGTCAGCTGGTTTCCGGGGCGCTGACGGCGGTCACTGCACGTGCAATCCCGTCACCGGCTAAACCGATTATGACCGCCCGGGCGAATAACACCATGACTGACTTCCTCGGCAGTGTTGATATTGCCATGACCGGCGTATGGTCAGGAACCAACCTGACCGCCGCACAAAAGCAGGATATGTGCAATGTGATCATGGAAATGTACGGCGATATCCTGCCGCTGGCGTAGTCATGAAACTGGAGGCGGATTGTGACTGACAATAAATACAATACGGCGCTGACGCAGGCAGGCATTGAAAGGATGGCAGCGGCGGCTGTTTCCGGTGAGCCGGTAAACTTCAGTATAATGGCGGTAGGTGATGGTTCTGGTGAGAGGCTGATGTCTGATGCTTCAGAGCCTGCGCTGACAAATGAGGTCTATCGTGCCAGCCTGAATCGTGTTGCCATAGCAGACCAGTCTGCCAGTATCATTCGGGCCGAAATGATCATTCCCCCGCAGGTCGGGGGATTCTGGCTACGAGAGGCTGCTGTCTATGATGATGAGGGAGTGTGCCTTGCTGTCGCAAGCCTGCCACCCTCCTACAAACCGAAACTCGCGCAGGGATCGGGGCGGCTCCAGTCGGTTAATTTGTGGATTACTGTCAGTAATACCGCGGATGTGCAACTGATGGCCGATCCCACTGTTATTATTGCTTCTGTGGACGAGGTGGACAGAGCAAAAAACGAGGCAAAGGATTATGCCGATGAGGTTGCAGGCCAGCTTGATAAGGATATTCAGCAGGTTATTGCCGACGCTATTACAGCGGCAAAGCGTGATTTCTGGGAAGATGATAACCCCGTTGGTACGACGCGATTTTTTAGTCGGAACGTCAACCCGAATGAAAAATGGCCCTGGTCAGAATGGGTGTACACCGGCGAAAATAAAACGATTCGGGTAGCAAAAGCCGATGGTTCAAACGTAGGCGCTACCAACGGCAGCGATACCGTCACGCTCCAGCGTACTAACCTGCCAGCTGTACAGATTGATGTGAGCGGTGAAACCAGCGAGCAGCCCGAGCAGAAGCTGACGACCACACGCGGCGGTGTTCACAATCACGGTGGCGTGGCCGGTAAGGATGACCCCTGGGAGATTGGGGGCGATGTGCGGCAGCTATTTAACCCGAAAGAGCTGGGTGTGACCGATGACGCCGGAGAGCACGACCACGAAGTCACGGTACCGGCGCACAAACACACGACCAGCGGCAAAACCGACAACCTCGGCGAAGGAAAATCGTTCAGCGTGGTGGAGGCCCACACACTGCTGATGTGCTGGAGTCGTGTTGCCTGACCTGTGACGGTTATTCCTGTTGTACTATCCCTGTTACAGCGGGGATGACTCGTCACCCTTTCCACCACGATTGAAAATAATGCTCACCCTTAACCACGGAGTTAAACGGATGAGCGATTTTCATCACGGCGTCCAGGTTGTCGAGATTAGCGACGGCACCCGCGTCATTTCCACCGTATCAACGGCGATTATCGGCATGGTCTGCACGGCAAGCGATGCTGATGCCGCCACCTTCCCACTCAATAAGCCCGTACTGATTACCAGTGTGCAAAGCGCCATTGCGAAAGCGGGTACAAAAGGCACCCTGGCCGCATCCCTCCAGGCAATCGCCGACCAGTCGAAACCGGTCATTGTCGTTGTGCGCGTTGCCGAAGGTACCGGCGACGATGCCGAGGCGCAGACTATCTCTAATATCATCGGTGGTACCGACGAAAGCGGCAATTACACCGGGCTGAAAGCGCTGCTCACGGCGGAGGCCGTCACCGGCGTTAAACCGCGCATCCTTGGCGTGCCGGGCCTCGATTCCCTTGAGGTGGCGACCGCCCTCGCGCCAATTTGCCAGAAGCTGCGCGCCTTTGGCTATATCAGCGCATGGGATTGTAAGAACATTTCCGAGGCGATGCTCTATCGCGAGAATTTCAGCCAGCGTGAGCTGATGGTTATCTGGCCGGATTTTCTGGCATGGGATACCACGGCGAACGCGACCGAGACCGCCTGGGCGACCGCCCGCGCGCTGGGCCTGCGCGCCAAAATCGACCAGGACACCGGCTGGCATAAAACCCTGTCAAACGTTGGTGTGAACGGCGTCACCGGCATCAGCGCGTCGGTCTTCTGGGATTTGCAGGAATCCGGCACCGATGCCGACCTGCTTAACGAGGCTGGCGTCACCACGCTCATTCGTAAAGACGGTTTCCGCTTCTGGGGTAACCGCTGTTGCTCCGATGACCCGCAGTTCCTGTTTGAGAACTACACCCGCACCGCGCAGGTTATCGCCGACACAATGGCCGCTGGTCACATGTGGGCGGTCGACAAGCCGATCACTGCCACGCT